TAGAAGGCAACTAATATGGCAAGAACAATACAATCACCCGGAGTAGAAGTAAAAGAGATAGATCTTTCTTTACGACCTAATTTACCTGTTGGAACCACGGTATTCATACCTGGATTCGCGAATCAAGGGCCCACAGACGAGCTCTTAACTGTTACGAGTTTAACAGAATTTGAGCAAATCTACGGTTTACCAGAGAATGCAGCAGAAAGATACATGTATCATTCTGTTAAAGCAATTTTTCAGAGTCCAGCGAATGTGCTGGTGACTCGATTACCTTATGGAGGCGGAGAAGGTGAAACAGTTGCTGATCATGCCAGTGTTCAAGTTTATCCAGTAATACCTAGACCTCAAATGTGTGATCTAGCTGACAGTTCGCTCAAGACGATCGATAAAGCAACAGAATCTGATGCAAAAGTGTGGTGGGATAATATGGGAGACGAACAGTTAGCGTCAAATTATTCCGCAACAGAAGTCGCGAACCAATCTTCCGGGTCACTTAAAGAGGCACTCAATGCACTAGTAGGTGCGACTGATCAGTCTTTATCTGCTATATGGGCAGAATCCGGTGCTGCAGATGCGGCCCCAGAATGGAATAATTATGAGCTAGACGGATCAAATTTAGGAACCATCCTTTTATCAAATATCGGCACTAGTGGACTTATGTGGGACCCGATTGTAGAAGGAGATGAAAAATCTATTCCAGCATACTATTTATATCAATTACCGGCAGTCGGAGAGATCGTCGCGAAAGTTGTCAGCGAATACGGATGGGATCTCAATGCCAGTGACCGGTATTATCTCGGTGAGCCTAGCAACCTAGAGTTAGATGGTGATGAGTATACTAAATTGATTAAAGGTCAAATAAAGCTTAAAACAACTGAAGCTGGGAAGAAGGAAAACCAAACATTTTCGCTAGTAGCTGACCTTGAAACAAAAGGCGGAGTTGGCGCTATAGTTATTAACAACAAAAAGTTTATTGTTAACGAGAAGTTCGAAGGATATTACATCGGATTATCAGATAATACAAACCTCAACCCGGCAACCGATTTTAATAGTGTCGGAAAACTTAAGTCTCTTAGTAAGAGACTAGGCGGAACCTCCGGTGGTTATGTAAACGTTCCAGATGAAGCTTCCGGCTCTCAAAGCCGCTTAACATTTAGTCTCAGCGCAGGCCATACATTTGATCAGTTCGGTAACCGCAAGCAAGTTGGACTAGACGGTAGTATGAGTGAAGTGTTAGAGAATTTGAGCGATTTTGACCTAGGAACAGATGAGTTTAGTGACGTTTTGACATTAGGCCTGTTTAAGATCCGTCAATCCACCCTCGAGCCTGACGCTAACAAACTTGATTATATGTTAGCTGATAGTGTTGTAGGTAGTGTTAACCATTTCCGGGAAAGATATCTCTCTTCTGGAGGAAACGCTACGAGTTACTTCATTGAGAGTGAAGCTGAAGGTAGTGCTAATTTGATATTAAAGGTTAACGATGGTATATCTAAGGATGGTGGAAATTGGGTAGATGAATCCGGATTTCCTACCAAAAAGATCAGAATTCTGCCATCTAACGATGTTAGAACTCATGCAGAGCTGGTCGCCGGTGGAGTTACACCTACTGATTCTGCAAAAGTCGCGGACCTGAAGGTTTCGCAGAACTTCTTAAACGGTAAAGAGCAAAATAATGACCGATCATATATCGGTGGTATACAGGCTCTTCAAAGAGCCGGTACAGCGCCCGTTAAACACGGTCGTAGCGTTTATCCTCACGGAGTATTTCGTAAGCAAGTCGCAGCAGCTAAAGATACAGGTAATATACCAGCAAAGTTAGAACGTGTTTTCGAGCTCGCTGATAATTTTGATCTGTTCCCGATTGATATAACAATTGAAGCCGGGTTAGGTACAGTATTCGTAGGATCATTCGATGAAGAAGGTGTCGAGAAGGGCAGTTTTGATGAAGATGAGTACTACAGCATCGGTTCTTTTGATACTGATGAAGGTTCACCTCCTAGTGGAGACAGTTTATATACGACAAAGGTACTCGATAATAGAAGTTCTATTAAATGTCTAGTTAAGTACGATGTCGTTTTTGATGCATTCAAGAACTTCTGTCAGTTCCAACGTAAAGATAACATATTTATCGCTGATCCCCTTCGTTACATATTTGTACAAGGTAAGAACAGCAAAACATTAACCGCAACCAATCGCCAAAAGGGTGTTAATTTCTCACAACACATATATTGGCCATTACGCCACGCTATGACCGGCGGTACTAAGAATAGTAACTATTGCTGCTCTTACGCTAACTGGGCGTTTACAAACGATAAGGTATTAAACCGAGGCGTTTGGATTCCGATGAGTGGTTTTGCTGCAGCTAACATGGGTAATACAGATAGTAACTTCTATCCTTGGTTCGCTCCTGCTGGTTTCACAAGAGGATTGTTAAGCGGAATACAGGACTTAGCGTTCTATCCAAAGCAAAAGGAGAGAGATCAGTTATATACAATTGGACTTAACCCGGTTGCTAATTTCCCGAATGAAGGTTTTGTAATCTTCGGGCAAAAGACGATGCAAGCTAAGCCAAGCGCATTTGACAGGATTAACGTTCGCAGATTGTTCTTATATTTACAGAAAGCTGTATTGAACACCGCGAAATACTTCGTCTTCGAGCCGAATACATTATTCACCAGGACACAGGTAATGAACGTATTGAGGCCAATATTTGAAGAGGTGAAAAATACGCAAGGAATGTACGATTACTTGATTGTATGTGACGAGCGTAATAATACACCTAGTGTGATTGATCGTAACGAGTTGGTAATTGACATCTATATCAAGCCAACACGTGCTGCAGAGTTCATCTTAGTGAACTTTTATGCAACAAGGACCGGTCAAGACTTCAGCGAATTAATAACCTAAGACTAAATAATTATAGCTATGCCAGACGTAAGACAAACAATAACAGACTTCTACAGAGTAGCGCAAGAAAGAGATTTCAGTCGCGACTTTCAATTTAGAGTACTTAACATACAAAACGGTGACGGAAGCGTCGCTGTTACAGAGGATGACCTCGTATACGCCAAGGGTGGTACTATACCTGGCCGGGAAATTTCTGAAAATACTGTCTCATATATGGGACTAGATTTCAGAGTTCCGGGATCTGCAAAGTATACAGGATCATATGATATTGAATTCTTATGTGACAAAGGTGACACATTACGTAACTTAATGTTACAGTGGACGCGAGATACATTTGATGATGCAACAAGCACCGGTAATTATTTTATGGCGAAAGAGACATCGATCGTTGATTTAGTTCAACTCGACACTCAATTAGAGCGCGTTGCACAATATACACTAGTAGGTGTATATCCAAAAACAATAGGAGATGTAACATATAACTTGGAAGGCACCGGAGCCCCGGTAACATTCCAATTATCACTCGGGTATCATTATATCCGCTCAGAAACATATTGATTTACAATTTACGTTCCCGGAAACAGTATAGATAACAATTTAGCCGTGTACCCCACACGGCTTTTTTGTGTTTACGATTAAATACTTATAGATGTTCGATGATATACGCAGAATAGGTGAGAAAGTTGATGGCCTCCTAGGTACCGATATATTTCCGTTTAACTATCCGTTTAGTTACACGGAGAATTTCTTACAGAACCTAGAAAAATGGGAATTCGCGATTCCGATGAAGTTTCTCTGGCTCGTCCAGATTGATCATGTCCCGGCCACCATAAGTTCCCAAAACATGTGGAATACACACCACGCTGGTCCTGAAGTGAGCTCGGGAGCCGTTGGGAAACCGGGTTCGTCGCACCGAGTATGGGCAATCGATCAAGGTAAGAGAGAAATCACTAAAGACGTGTTTATGGCCGCCGGAAACAAGTCTCACGGATGTATACTTGCACAGGGAGTAACACTACCAGGGGAAACATATGAGGTAAAAGATGTAGCTATTAACAACAACATGGGATTCTTACCAGGTAAGGTAGGTGGCAACCGGGCTGGTAATGGAGAAATGTCTATTCAGTTTCGAGAAACTAATCGATCCTTCCCAGACTTAGTTCTCCGTCCGTGGATATTGTTAGCTAGCCATTTAGGTCTAGTTGCTAGGCCATATGGTGATAATAGAGACATAAAAACCAATATTAGAATAATACAGCTAGCAAAGACATTTCAACACATGCCGCTCATAGAAAGAAAAATATGGCACTTCTATAACTGTGTACCTACAGGGATGGATGGTAAGGAGCTAACATATGATCAGAATGATATACATCTATATACCGTAAAGTGGTCATATACACACTATGGTATTGAGAGTTTACCGGAT